AATTGGGGTATGTATGTTGATAAAGATTCTTACGGAACTACGTCATTGGGTAATTTTGTAAGTGCAAATAATCCTGGAATAATGATTGAACAAACTCCGGGAGATATTTTAATCTATAGAGGTGTAGATATAGAACACTGGAGAGATAAATTTGAAGCGGGTATAAATAGTTATCACATACAAGGATTTTTTCATTATATTGATAAAGATGGGCCGTTTTATCCTGAATGGATTTACGATAAAAGACCAAATTTAGGATATAAAGATTTGAATCAAATTGTATAAATACATATGTAATAAGTGAGGAGTCAGAATGGCTATTAAAAATGTTTCAATAAGCGATGTTGTAGCGGTACAAAACGCTTGTTATGTTATGGGTGTTGAAGAAGTTTGGTGTCAAGTACAATTTAGAGATTGTGAAAACTTTTGTGAATATTATGCAAGCCCAGATTCTAGCGAACCACTATCTGTAGAACTTTACAACAAATTACAAAATGGTGATTATGGCGAATTACATCATGGAACTGGCGACCATTATATCACAATGCCAAAAACCCAGTCTGAGTTAGAAGAAGCAGTTAAATCAAAGCGTAATCAATTACTTTTAGAATCTGACTATACAGGACTTCCTGATATATCTGCAACAATGACTGTAGCAAAGAGAGCAGAGTGGACAACATACAGAACTGCACTCCGTAATATCACAACCCAAACTAGATACCCGTGGGATCCTGTTTGGCCAACTAAGCCAGAATAATACCAAATCTTTTAATAAATTTTATCTGCGTATATAAATATCTTGCAAATGTCGTTACTAAGGAGAAGATAACATGCAAGAATTTGTACCTATACGAGATAGAATTCTCGTACAAAAAATCGAAGACGAAAATAAAACAAAATCCGGTCTTGTTCTTTCTGATGACACTAAAGAAAGACCTACTAAAGGTAAGGTTATTTCTGTAGGTCCGGGCAAGATTAATGATGATGGTAAAGTTATGCCGATGGTGGTTGAAACCGGTGACACTGTAGTTTATCCAAAATATGCTGGACACCAAATTAAAATAAATTCTGAAGAATTTCTTATTCTTGAGGAACACGAAGTATTAGGTAAACTTAAAGGAGACACGCAACATGGGTAAAATTATACCAAGAATAGTAGCTAACGGTGACGAAGGTCGCAAAAAAATTATCGAAGGTGTAAACATCCTAGCAGATGCTGTTAAAGTTACACTAGGTCCTAAGGGAAGAAATGTTATTATTCAAAGAACATTTGGTCCTCCTCATGTTACTAAAGATGGTGTAACAGTTGCACGAGAAATTTGGCTAAAAGACAAGTTGCAAGATACAGGTGTAAGAATGATTAAAATGGCTGCTAGTCAAACTTTTGATGACATTGGCGACGGTACAACAACAGCAACACTTCTTGCACAAAAAATGATTAATGAAGGACAAAAATTTCTAACAGCTGGTATTAGTGGTATTAATTTAAAAAGAGGAATCGATCTTGCTGTTGACGAAGTATTAAAAGTTTTAAATGAAGATGCAAAGAAATGTGAAGATAGAGACACAGTTGAATCAGTTGCATCTATCGCTACAAATAATGATGAAAAACTAGGAAAACTAATTGCAGAAGCACTTGGTGGCGATGAACCTTCTTATCAATCATTAGTTTCAGTTGAGCCTGGCATGTCTTACGAAGATGAATTAGTGAAAGTTAATGGTTTTCAATATGAACATGGTTATTTGTCGCCGCAGTTTGTGAATGCACCAAAACAAAAATGTGTTTTAGAAAATCCTTACATTCTTATTTGCGACAGACCGATTTTAAATATGAATGACATTCTTCCTATATTAGAAAAACTAGTCGCTACAAAACGACCATTCTTAATTATGGCCGAAGAAGTTGAAACAGATGTATTAGCAACACTTGTAATTAATACATTAAATGGTTCTATTAGTTGTTGTGCTGTTAAACCACCGGATTGGAAGGGTAAAATGCGCACCAAATACTGTGAAGATATTGCTGTACTAACTGGTGGTAAAGTTATTTCTGATCAAACAGGTAAAAAAGTTGAAACAGCAGAAATAGAAGATTGTGGCCAAGCAAATCGTGTAGAAATTACAGATAGCCAAGTTACGATTATCGGAGGACACGGTGACAAGGGTGTGATTGCTCAATATATTAAAGACAAAATTGAACACTACATTGATGCCCCAAGAGGCGACGATGTCTTTACAGATAAAGGACAACAAAAACGCATTTCTAACTTAACCGGAGCAGTGAGTATTATTAGAGTAGGATCTGCTACAAAGATTGAACTACGAGAAAAAGAAGATAGAATTGACGATGCACTTCATGCTACTAAAGCAGCATTAAAAGATGGTATTGTACCCGGAGGCGGCGTTGCATTAATTAGAGTTATGAGTAAGCTCAAATCACTTAAAGGTGCAAACTCAGAACAGGATGCTGGAATACAAGTTGTATTAAAAGCATTAGAAGAGCCATTAAAACAAATTGTATACAATGCAGGTGATAGTCCTGATGTAGTTGCTAACGAAGTATCTAAAGGTAATGCAGAGTTTGGCTATGATGCAGCCACAGGCGAATACGGAAACATGTTTGACATAGGAATTATTGACCCTGTAACTGTGGTGCAAAAAGCAATAAAAAATGCTTCTAGTATTGCAGGACTACTACTAATAACAGATTGTGCAATTTACGAAGACAATGATGAAGAAGATTTGAGTGTGATTGGACCAGCTCCTAGTGCAGGCGAAAGAAGTTTAGCACCTCAGTACGATCAGTAAAACACACTCCTTCACAATAAGCATAAATATATTGTGAAGGAAGTTTTATAATGGCAAATCAAGCACCAATTGTAGACAGAATACGGATTATTCCAAGACCGGATGATTTTCTTGATAGAAATGTCGGTAATAGCGGAGAAGTATTCTTTGACAAGCAATCAAATACTTTAAGATTATACTCTGGCAAATTAGCCGGAGGGTACACTGTATTAACTTCTGGTAATATATCACAAGAACTTATTTCAAGTGGAGTAGGAATTGTAGAATATATTGTAACTGTAGGAGTTGATCCTGATGGTTTAGAAGCAGGCAACAAATATTTTATTGACGGTGTGTACAAACCTACATTATCGTTAGTAGTAGGATATACTTATATCTTTAATCAAGATGAACCAACTAATGAATATTTTCCTAATAGCATTGGTGGAACAGCAAACATTCATCCATTAAGTTTTAGTGCTGATAATCTAAATGGAGAACTTGGTGCCGGAACTTCATACACTACAAAAGTTATCTATAAATTAGATAACGATCCTGTTACAAAGGCAGAATATATACAAGGTTTTGCAGGTGCAACACAGCGTAGTGTTCAAATTACAATTACTAGCAGTACTCCAGAAACATTATATTACTGGTGTACTAGTCACACCGGAATGGGTAATACTATTACAGCTGCGCAGCCAGGAACAGGCGGCGGCGACACAAGTATAAGTGTGTCAGATGCAGTGCCCGAAGAACCAACTAATGGATCTATATGGTTTGACAGTACTAGTGCAAAATTATATGTATATGTAGAGGATGATGACAGTAATCAATGGGTACAACCAGTTTATCCAACTGTTAATACTTTAACAGATTTAGGAATAACAGACGGCACAGTAGGACAAGTTCTTACAACTGATGGTGCCGGCATATTTACATTTGAAGATGCTGCCGGCGGCGGCACTGGTAACTTCACTCTAGCAGCATCAAATATAACAACAGATGACAGCAGTATTATAACAATTACACCAGCAGTTACAATGAACAGTGACTTAACAGTTGAAAATGATCTAACTGTTAGTAACTATGCTTATGCAAAATCCTTTGTTACTAACGGTACAGGATTGCCAAAGCTAGATAGTGCAAGTACACTAACAATAACTGCACCAGATGGTATTATATTACAAAATTCGCCACTGCGCATGGCAAGTTTTACAACAACTACAAGGAATGCTCTAGCACCGCAAAACGGAGATATAATTTACAACACAACTGATAACAAATTTCAAGGTTACGAAAACGGCAGTTGGGTAAATTTAGTATAATATGAGTGAAAAAGAATATACTGTAATTGTAAATAAAGGTGTAAATTTAGCAGAAGTTGAAGCAGAACTTACTGCAACTTCCGGCGATGGACCTATTCCTAATAGAAGTGTTGACATAGCTAATGCACGACCAGGAAGTCTTAGACAAACTCATTTTATGCTCACTGACCAAGAAGCATCTGCATTACAATCTGATCCGAGAATACTAGCTGTTGAAATTCCACCAGATCAGAGAACAGATATAAAAATAGGAAAACTATCAACACAGTTTGCAAATTTTACAAAACCAACAACACTTGATAATGACCAATATGTAAATTGGGGGTTAAAAAGATCAATCATACAGGAAAACTTATATAAAAATTCTGCCTCAACTTCAACAAATTATGATTATGCATTGCAAGGAAGAGGTGTTGATGTTGTTGTTCAAGATAGTGGAATAGAACCAACACATCCTGATTTTCAAGACAGTCAAGGAAACAATCGATATCAATATATAGATTGGTATACAGCATCTGGGTTACCAGGAACACAGAGTGCAAGTTATCATAGAGACTTTGACGGACACGGAACCATGTGTGCAAGTATTGTTGCAGGAAAAACATATGGGTTTAGTAAAGAATCTAGAATTTATTCGATGAAGATTTCAGGCCTTGAAGGACCAGGAGATTCGGGTACAGGAACACCAGTATCAGATTGTTTTGATGTTATTAAAGAATGGCATAATAACAAACCTGTTGATCCGATTACAGGATATAAACGACCTACAATAGTAAATATGAGTTGGGGATTTCTTAGTGAAATATCAGGAAATCCTACAAGCGGAACTTATAGAGGAACAGGCTGGACCTGGGGCGTAGATTACACTGATAATACTGCTCTGTGGGCCGGGACAGGAATTGTAGTTCCGTTATCAGCTATAACAAGAAGTTTTCCTGCTAGAGTAGCATCAGTTGATACAGACGTAGAGGAACTTATTTCAGCTGGTGTACATGTCTTTATTGCATCAGGTAATGATTATTTTAAAGGTGATATAAGTGGAAGTATAGATTTCGATAACGAAGTTGTTTACGGGGCAACTGGTAGATATTATCATCGAGGTTCTAGTCCGCATTCGGACGATGCATTTATTGTTGGAAATATTGATATAAATGTTTTTGACGACGAAGGTGTATACAAAGATAGAACAGCATCATCTAGCAGCAAAGGATCTAGAGTAAACATCTGGGCACCTGGAACAAATATAGTTGCGGCAACTAGCACAATCAATAACAAAACAGATGCAGAATATCCATTGAATGAAAACTTTAGAATAGGTATTAATAGTGGTACAAGTTTTGCTGCACCTCAAGTTTGTGGCGTAGCAGGACTTCATCTTGAATCACAACCAGGATTAACACCAGCTCAACTTAAAACAAAAATAGAAGCAGATGCAAAACCGTTAATGTATGATACTGGCAGTAACAACGACTACTTAAATTTTTCTACATCTTTGTTAGGTGCTTCAACTAATATTTTATTTTCAAGATACGGAAGACAACCTGTAGAAGTAAACGGAACAAATCTTAAATTAGAGGGAATTTTTCCTAACTATACTTCAGCAGAAGTAGCATCACCTGCAATAGATCCAGAATACAACAATGGTGCAATTATTAATGTTGTTGGCGATGGTAGTGACTTCTTTAAACGGGAAGTTACAGTTAATGGTGTAAGAATTGTAGCGGCAGGAACTGTCGGCGGCCAAACAGCAGTGCCTGATGCCTTTGTTGAAAAGGTAGCACGTATGTTTGAATTGTTTACAGATCCAAATGGCGCAGGCATCAACGAAGCA